TAATGTTCAGGAATCCTACTTCTTATAGAACTTTAGATAATCCTCTTTTAAGAATTTATCAAAACCGAAAAGTTTTAAGTTACTAATCCTTCTCTGAACTATGTTTTTATTTGTCTGGTACGCTTGAGATTCCTGACCGGTGATTGACCACGGTAATGAAAATACAGAATACTGTTCCCAAAAGAATTTAGGATCTTTAGATGAAATGCTGTCAAATTGCTGTTTTTCAATTTCTAAGTATGTATTCTGATTTGTCTTCTTGCAGAAGTATCTTTGGTATTCTCCAACCTTGTAATCGTTAGAATCCGGAATAGGGGTTACTCCGTAAGGTAATAACCGAGCTTCAAAGTCTTTTGATTGATACTTCTTGATTGTTGTATAATCATTAACCATCTGAGGTTGGAATACTTGAAAGTTAACTGTCGGTTGATTCTGAATGTAAAAAGAACTTTGACCGGGTTTAATATTTGCAACATCTAGATTAAATGCCACTCCTACCTGCTGGTATTGAGTTCCAGGTCCAGATTCTCCATTCCCGTAAGCAAGGATCTCTTTTGCGTTCGGATCTTGAGGTCCTACTCCGGCAAAGAACTGCCCGGTTGCAATTGCGTAATAAGGTCCGGAATAAGGCTGGCCGGTTGCCCTATCAATATACTCTCCAGGATTGGTAGTCAATCCCGTCTTTACATAGTGTTTAGGTAGGTATGCCATATCTTATCCGTAATCTGGTTTAAAGGTGAATGCTTCTTTTCCGAGCTTCTTCGGATTTGTTGTTGATGGGTATCTAAATCCGTAAGTATTGTTTTTAGCTAAGACTGCTTTTATTAATCCGTTGAATTGTTCTATAAAGATTTGCTTGTGATCGGGAATTAGTTTATCTAGAGCTAGCTTATTCTGCCAAGGAGCTGGCTTACCTCCAATACTTTGTTTTATCTGATTAACTAGAGCTTGCATTCTCTTAGCTCCTTCATCAACATTATCCACATAAACTAATCCCGCTACTCTACTTGCATTAACTGTTGATTTTAAAAGCGGGTTACCTCTATCGTAAGCGTCTTTTAAGCTCAGTACCTTGTTTAATTGTACTACATAATCAACATAGGCTTGTCTGGATTGCTTTGCTCCATCTTCTACAGGTGATGTTGATGGATTAGCGTAGATTGATCCGTCTCTAGATTCGATATACTGCTGTCCAGGTACTCCGTAAATTTCAATTGTGTAAGTACTGTTAGGTGCTCCTGAAGGATATAAGTAGTTAAGGATTTGAGTCATTGCAGCAGCGGTGTTTGTTCCTTCTCCACCCCTGTTATCAGGTACTTTGTCTCCATTCCTATCTAACTGTTCTTTAATACCGGGTAGGATACAACCTTCAGTATCTTTATGAGTTGCTCCTATATGCATTAATACTCCGTCTCTAAATGGAATACCGGCAAATCGTAAAACGTTTCCTAAAGAAGCATGATTGTTTGCTTTTGATTTTGTAAATGTATAGCGGCCTGGAGGAATACAGCTGATAGAGCTTCTATTTCCTCTCCAAGGTTCTTCAACTGTTGTATATTCCTTTAGTAGCTTTCCGCTTCCGTCAAGAACTTGGAGGATACCTAAAGTCTGTCCAACTCCGTCTGGTTTGGTAGCACCGGGAGTAAATACTTCTCTTTGTCTTTTTAATCTTAATCTAACCGCTCCTGCAACTCCGGATGGGTATCTTACCTCACCTGTAGGTGCTGCAGCTGTACCGCCTGTTCCGGATGGACCTGCAACTGCTTTGATTCCTGTGAAAGATTGATTGGATGTTGATTTGGCAACTGAGGAAGGTACTGCAACTGTTTCAACGCTAGTAATCCACTGGTTGTTGTCTATCTTATGAGTAATTCCTTTGATTAAAAACTGTAATGTAGATCCGTAATTTCGAGGCAAGAATGAACTATCGACTGTAAACTGCTGGTATATTTTCATTCCTGCTATTCCATCGAAGGTCAGGTTTAAATTAATAGGTAAAAACCCTAATCCTCCTGATGCTGAATTAGTACTTGTTGCATCGGAAGTTTGGGTGAATGTAAGCATGTTTGTTAAGATAGAACTGAAGCTTGAAACTTTATCTTCTTCCCAGTCAAAGCTAGCTTGACCTTGTAGGAAGTTCATATATTCCTGCTGGATGTTTTTGTATTGATTACTTAACTCCGCAGCTTTGTTTAATCTTGCTGTTTTCTCTTCTTCGGTTTCGTCTTTGTTATTCTTAACTGGAAGTATTCTATCGGTTAATCCTTCGTTCCATTTTGAGAATGCTGTTGCATCTTCTCCTTTCACAGAGCCGTTAGCTTGAGCACCAATTGTAATAGTTGAAGCTAAAGCATTTGTAATTTCTGTTTTGATTCCAAAGTCTCTAACAAACGTTCCTTCTCCGCCTGGATTTACTCCGTAAATCTTCATAACTACGGTAGGAGTTTTTGCTTGTTCAGTCTGTCGAGATGGAATAGGTACTTCATCTAAGATATAGAATCTTCCCTCATCTGCATCTACAGTAGGTTCTATTTTGATTATACCTCCTAAAGAACTTTGAAAGCCTTCGCAGGCTTTCTTAATTATATCGTAAAAGTTAACTTTATTACTAGCATCTTTAATGCTATTGGATTCTTTTAGAAGATAAGCAAGATTTAAATAGACATTCATTAATCTACCGGAATCTGTGCTGTTAGGATCTTGGAAGACACCTTCGTCAGGGATATCCTTATAGACATCTCCGTCAAAATCTTGATCTGATCCTTGTAGTGTTATTTTTGTTCTTACAACACAGATCAAAGGATTACCTGATAGTGTGTAAGGTGTTTTGTAGATTAGGTTTGATGCAGCATCATTATCTAGTTTTAGTAACGGATTTTGACCCTTTGCATCTACATACAGCATATTCTTATCCCATAGGAATTGAAGTAATGCTCCAAAACGGATATAATAATAATCTTCTCCGGAACCTTCGCTGTGTATTTTTATTGCATCGTGTTTGCTGTATCCGCTCATTCTAAAAGGATTTGCTGTAGATAAGGATCTACAGTTGTTACTTCCCGGTCCTGGACTGCGGAGCATGTCATCTTTTATATCCCAGAACAGTCTACCCAGTACACTTATGTTTTGTAGAACATCGATTACTTTAGCGTCAGTGGTTGCTGCATCTAGAGCTGCTTGAGCATTTTCTTGCTGCTCTTCGGCCTGTTCTTTCTGTTCGGTAGTTTGAGGAGTTGCTGAGGTATCCTCGGACATTGTGTTTTGCTTTAACGATTCAATAACGTCTCCGTAGCTTATTATAGTTACTGAAATATCGTAAGAACCGTCTGGAAGGAAGCTCCAACTAAAATTACTTATTCTTCCAAAAATTGCATCATAGTTACCTCCGGTTAATTTTCTTTTTGCTTCTATTGCGGTTAATAGTTGATCTTGCTTTCCAGTATAAGTTCCGTCTAGGAAGGTACTTGTTAGTGTATCTGAGTTTGAGAATGTTTGAAAAACATTATTATTATCGAAATATAAACTATTTCCAAATTCAATTAAAACAGAATACCCTAAACGTAAATAGAGAACATCCAGTAGATCAAACTGGGTTCTATTATAAGCTTTAATCTGGATAGTAGACTCTCTTACAGAGCCTCTGTTTCTATTCTTAGTTTCAAAAGAAGTAATACCGGGCGCCGGTCTTGGGCCTTGTTCTTGTCCAAATTGAGTATAAGCACTAAGACCTCCTAAAACAGTTGATCCTGCTAGAGTACCTCCGAATAAAGCATATTTTTGAGCAATGTCTGCATCATACCCAAACTTCTCAGTATTCTTTACAACGATTGCTGAGGTTAGTTTAATCCATGCCGAGTTAGCGTTCTGCTGTAGTAATTGAGTTCTAGAACGACTTGCATCGCCTAGATTTCGCTGCCGGACTGTAATCTGTTTGGCAACATAATCTTTAAAACTTTCTCCTGTAATGTTTCCCATATCACGAGTTTACTCTATTAAATTCATTAACAACCTCAGTTGGGTTGTAAGGTATTCTAATTTGACCTCCGGGAGGTGGTATTAATGAGTTTTGTTTTAATTCTTCGTTAGCAATTGAAATAATCCACCATAAGGAACTATCTCCGTAGTATTGCTGGGCTAATAAATCAAATCGATCTCCAACGGTTGTAATAACGTAAATATCATTTTCATTCAAAGGTATTTCCGGATAACGAGAAGTTTGGTATGCTCGTTTTCCATTGTACTTTGTTAGAGGTATGTTTTGATATCTATCCATTTATTTTATTGTGTATTCTTGAAAGCTGGATCATTAGTTCGGATTCTTTCTTTATTGTAAGCATCCCATTCTGCATCTGTTCCCCAGTTTGCTTTTGTTGTATTGTTTCTTCCTAAGCTAGGAGAAATGTCAGTATCGTAGTTATTAGTAACTGCTTTTAAGCCTATATATCTTTCTTGACCGAATGAACTTACTTTTCCGTTTGCACCGCTATAAGCGTTTTGCTGTCTTTCTGGAATAAAGGTATGAATTGGGGTAAAGCTGAATCCTGATACTTTAACCATATGAGGTAATTCCTTAACTCTATCATCAGAGCTTCCTGCATCATCAATTCCGATGTCCCAGGTTGACTGTTCAGATAATTCATAAGTTAACCCGGTAATGATTCCAGGTTGGTCATGAACGTAACCTCCAACTGTTAATTCTGCTAAAGTACCTTGCATAAATCCTCCGTTGTATCTTGGAGCTAAGGATGATGCTAGGTAGTTAAGTTTTTGATACATTGGAATAAGCTCTTCTTTTGATTGAGCGTACACTGTCCAAGATAGTGACATTTTTCTATCAAAGCCACCGTAAGTATAAAAATTCTCTCCTCTACCAACATACTTGTGAGATTGCCAGTCGGCTGAGTAGTTATCTGAAACGCTATCTAGAAATGCTCTAAAGTGGATAAATACCTTTTGACCATCTGTTCCGACTATTGCAATTCTGAATTTAACTAAGTCATTAACTGGTAATGTGCTATCGTCAGCTACTTTGTTTGATTTGTATAAAGGAAGTGCGTTAATTTTATCTACTGCTCCTAATCCGGTACCGGCAGTATAGCTGCTTAAGTCTCTAAGCGGGTCAGCTGGGTTTCCTAAATGAACTCTCTGTTCAATATTTGTAGTAGAGTAGTCCGGTGCATCGATTAGAGCTCCGTTTAATTTTCCGTTAGCTAATGTAGTTCCTTTTAAGCTTGTTCTTAAAGTCTTTCTAAAATCAGTAAGTCTTGAGTCTACTCTATAAGAAGGTGCTGTCTTTAGTTCATCGGCAGTATAAGTATAAGCTTGTAAGTTGTCTAGATTAGCAACGTTATCTTGATCAGCTGTAAGTGTTGGTTGAGATACTCTTTTAAAAGCATTTGGTATTTTACCTGAATTGCTTTCACTACCTGTTACTGGAATGTATAAAGAACCGGTCAAGTTGCTTACTACTGCGTAATTAGAGTTAGTAGTTAAGTCAACTGCATTCTTAGTACCAGTTCCATCTGTTGACTGATATATGCGAATTGAATCTGCCGTCGGTAATTCTTGTACGTAGTTTATTCCATAAATTGCAGAGAAGCTATCTGTTCTTGGATTTAACCCTACAATTGCATCTACTTTATCTGCTTCAAATGCTTTATTAGAAGCTCCTATTAGTAGAGTCGCATCTTTTAAAATAACGTATCTTTGTGGGTATTTGTAACTAGCTTTATTATTATTCCTACCTGTTCTCTGGTTGTCCGGTGTTTTAATTCTAGTTAATCCTACTCCTAAGATAGATCCAGGCCCTCCTGGATAACTTAATAGAGTGTTACCTAATGTTTTAGTATCAACAAAGGTATTTGTAAGTTTAACTAACCTGTTACTAGAGTCGGGCTGTTGTGAATTGACAACATCAGAGTAGGTTGTTAAGCTTTGCGGTAAGTCCGGTATTGGATTAATACCAAATGTATTAAAATGTAGTCCTGTTGCAGATACTGCAGCTTGAGCAATTGTACTTGTAGGAAGATAAGGGCCCTGATTTAAAGCTTTGGGACTTGCCTGAGTTTGAACATTTTGTCTTGAAAGTACATTCTGCTTGATGGTAAAAGCAGGACCTTGGAATGTATTTGCTGTTAACAGTAATTTAGTTAATCTAGAAACGTCATCTGCTGTTTTTTCAAAAACTAATGATCCTCCTCTAGTTAAAACATCCAATCCTCCTGTATTTCCGACCGCACTGAAGTTATCAGGTATAGGTTTCCGGACAAACGGTTGATTGCTTGATCCGCCACCTATCCTGTCCTTTGAGTATTTTAAACTCTTCAGATCAGTTTTAAGGTCGATTAATCCCATTATTTGGGTAGATTATCTAAATAAGGATATTTTCCGGGTACTTTTGGTGTTTGACCATCAAAGTCGAGCTGTGATGCAGCTAGACCTGCGGGGTATTTTGTAACCTGGTCGTATTCAACTGGTTTTTTACCGTCTAGGTCTAATTGAGATCCGGCAAGTTGTTTGGGGTAGTTGGTTACACCTCCAATATCATAATAGCCGGTCGGGGTTAATCCATCTAAATTAGTTAAGACAGATCCTTGAGTTTGTAGTTTATCTAAAAGTCCCATTGTTTATTGCTTTATTATAAATATTTGCTTATTGTAGTTTAGAGGCACCTACTGCAAAGGCTGTTCCGGCTTTAGTAGAGTCAATGTAAACTGATCCTTCCTTAGCTAAGATCTGCTGAAGGATTGCTCTAACGTTTTGCATCTCTGCTACCAAAGGTCCAATATCAATTCCGGTAGATCTTCCTCCACCTCCTCCTAAATCAGTTCCGGCAACTACTGTGTCGTTCTTATCTAATTGGTAGGTTCCTTTTTTGCCAGAGACCATTAACCCTCCGTCTGGAGCTATCATACCGTCTTGTATTTTTATCCCGGTCATTTTAGAGGTCAGAAAAGATACAGCACCTACTGCAGCTGCGGCTGCTAAGACTGGTCCTATAACTGGTATACCTGCCATTGCCATAAATGCAGCAATTCCGGCGGCGGCGATTAAGGGGGACAATATTGCAAGTATTGCAATACCGATTCCTTTTAACACTGGCATGATAGGTTCTAATTTATCGACAAACCAGTTCCAAGCACTTCCTATATAATCTACCATAACTCCCATAACTCTGAATCCTTCTGAGATTGGTGTCATTAGTGTATTAATGGCAGGTAATATAAAGTTTACTAAGTCTACTAACGGAGATACTATCTGCAGTATGGGTATTGCTAGAGCTGTTAATACATCACCTAACTTAGTTATTCCGGCGTTAAATTTCTCTTGTACGTTCTGAGAAGCAAGCATGTTAGCTAAAGATTCGTCTCCGAGTCTCTTCTTAGCTTCTTCCATTCCAACTTCTTTTACCAGGTTGTCAAACCTTTCTTTAGCACTTGCACCCTCAACTCCGGCTAATTTTGTTAAAGCCTCCCTTTCTACCAACGAAGCTGCCAGGTCTTCCCTAGTCATTCCAACAGCCTTTGCTAATGCTTCTTGTTGGAGAACGTTATATTCTCCGAATTGAGCTGCTGTGCCTACTTGCTTTGCAATTTCTTCTGCGACTGTTGCAATATCTCCATTTAAAGCAGCCTGCCTTGCTTTTTCTAGAGTAAGATCTTTTCCTATTAGTAATTCTGCTTCAAGTTCTGAAGTAATTGAATCTTCGAACTGCAAAAGTGAATTGCTTATGTCTGCAACTTTTTCAACTGTTGTTCCTAATGCTTTAGCTTGAACTACTGCTTTTGCTAAGGCTTGAGGTTGTCCTTGTAATGAAACTAAAGTAGCTTTTGAAATATCCTTAACACTCTCTAGAATTTCTTTTTCGTTTAATGCTAAGTTGTTCTGGAGTGCTAAAGCCTTGGCTTGTCCTAGGAATTCAGAAGTTATATCCTCTGTTTCTTTTCCGGTTAGTATACTACTATCTGCAATTGCACCTAATGCTTCTGCGGATAATCCAACAGTATCTTTTAATTGCTGATGGGTCTCTAGAGTTTTTTCGCTTATTTTAGCAAAAGTACCGTACCTGTTGTTTATTTCAGTAAATGCTTCTGCTTGACCGGCAGATGTAACGTTTAGTAGGTAGCTACTATTTGCAGCACTGGTTAATTCTGCTGATAGTCCTAATGCTTGATCGTAAGATATACCAAAGTTTTTAGCAAGTTTACCTGCTCCTTCGTCAACTTCTATTATTTTATCAACAAACTGTTCTGCTAAAAATAATGGATCTGTAAGTCCTTGTGCAATACTTCCACCTAGACTTTTCAATCCAGCTCCCATAACCTTTACTTTTCCTCCAAAGCCGGCAGCTTTTTGACCGCCGTTTGTTACTTCTTCGGCAACATCGATCATCTTTTCCTTAGCTTCAGTTAAGGCGTCGTTTACAATACCAAAGTCGAATCCTAACTTTTTAAGACCTTCTCCTACTCCTCCGACTAAGCCTCCTGTTATTCCTAGAGCTGTATTGTAGTTTTGGGCAATTTTAAGATTGTCTTTTCCCTGCTCAACGTTTTCTGCCTGGTATTTATTAGCATCAATAGCTGCAGTAATTGCACCTAAATCTATATCTAATGCATTTTGAGCTAATTTTAAAAGGTATTCTCTTTCGTCTGCAGTTCCATTAAGAATAGTCTTAATTTCTTTCTGAGTGAATCCTTGGGATTTTAACTGCTTGTTAATCTCAACTCCTAAGTTTTGTTGAGTTTTTAAACTCTTATTAAGATCTTTTTGAGCTTGAACAGTGGATTTTACTCCTTTAGAAGCATCTTCGAAGTTACCTAAAACATCTTTTGAACTTTTAGCAACCTGTTTTAATGCATCTTGTAATGCTTTTGCATCTACTGCAGACAGAGAGGTTAGCTGTGCGATTTGCTGGAAATACGCAACGATGTCTCTAGATTGTCCAAGACGTTCAATAATCTGTTCGACTTTTTTATCAATAGAATCAGCCATACCTTATAGGTATAAATAGTTTAATTACTTGTATTGAACTTTACCCGGACTTGCTTTCATGGCTTCTGCTTTATTAGTGTTACCGGAGGAATCCATTAGGGTTGTTGACCCACCTTTCTTGTTAGCAGTTTTCATCTGCTCATTTTGTTTGGTGTAGTATTCCTGTATTTTATTGAAAGTAAATCTCCGTAACCATAGTGGCATGTCGTAGATTGTATTATAGTCATACCCTCCCTGACCGTGAAACACTATATCATGTATCTCGGAAAACAAATTGATCCTTGCCTGACTAACAGTCTCAGGCGTCAGGCCAAAAAAAAGACAGGTTAATCGGTACATCGATAAACTCTCCGTTTTCTAGCTCATAGTTTAGATCTACGTCTGGTTGGATTGTCTTAATAAACTCTCTGAATGCTCTTGAATCTCGAGCAAGGAAGTGATTATCTACAAAATCTCTAATTACTTTAGCTTCTCTGCTTCCGTTAATTGATGTGATTATGTATTTTAATCTAGTTGATAATTCTGGAGATGCTTCTTTGTTGATCTTCTTGAGACCATCAAGTTCTCTTTTAATGGTCATTTCATCTCCGTGAGTAAGTAACTTAAAAGTGATATCTGTTCCAGTTGTTGGTAGACTGTACTTAAATTCATTAATACCTTTAGTTATTGTAGTTTCGTCAAAAGGTTTATGCTCTAATTTACTAAGGTCAATTGTGTAGCTCTTTCCTCCGTAAACAATATTATAATCACTTCCGTAACCTAAAATTCTAGAAGCAATCATAACTGCGTTTTTATCTCCAATCAATAAATCATTATAATCGATTTTTGAGATAATTAACGATTGTAACAACTTATCTAAAACTGTTCCATTTTGAATGTAAGACTGATTGGTAAGAATATCTTCTTCCTTTGCAGTCATATACTTCATCTCAATTTTACCTGAGGATAATGGATTTGATTCTGGGTAAAGTAAACCTTTAGAAGGAAGTTCAATGACTTCGGTAGGCATTTTAAATTCTGACATATACTTGTTTGTTATAACTATTCTCTTATAAATATATATGAATTAGGTTTATACGTCAACTAAAACGTAATTTCCTTTGTAATTCATAACGTTGGTAGGTGACCAATCGATTTCATCTGGGTTAATGCCTGCTTTTTTGAATGCTTCTTTAAGGCTAACCAAGAATTGCTTTAACTTATCGGATAATTCAGGATCTAATTCTTCGTCGTATACTAAAAAATCTTCTGCCTTAGTTCCATTAACTGCAATTTCTTCTGCTTCTTGAGGTGCTAACTGCTCGGCATTTGTCATATCAATTACACCAGATCTGCCTCCGGCCAGTCTCTCTACTTTGTAGATAGGGATAATGCACGAGAAAGAATGGTTTAACAGTTTCTCAGCGTGTTCTAGCTCATCAACATCCGTAGTAAGCTTCTTTACGTCGGATCCTTTTTCCATTACAATGCCATTATCTCCACCTCCTATTTTTGTATAGCCGTCTTTCTCCAATTCGTATTGTTTGGCTTTTAAGGCCGGCGGCATAACTAGTTCGTTTAATAGATCTATGAGTTTCATGTAATAAAAAAGCCCTCTCTAATAAATAGGAGGGCTCTTTATATAAGGTAAAGTAGAAGTTTAAGACTGCATCAAAAGTTTAGGACACAATAATCCATTCCGATGTTTAAAGTGATGTTCTGTGCTTCTGCATCAGTATCCCAGTTTAGATCGGCAAATTTAGCAGACTTAATGAATGCTCCTTTGATAATCCATTCTGAAACGATATCACCTACAGGACCTAAGATGTCGATAGTTAAATCTTTTTTGTAGAAGTCACTATAACCATCACGACCGGTTACTGATTCGTGGTGAAGACGTACCCACTCCATTACGGCTTGAGCACCAGAAGGAGTAATGGGATCGTAAAGGGTCATTGAAATATCAGACCATTTAGATTTTCCTTTTACTTTTCTGTATACGTTGATGTGGTTTAAGGTAATTTCCTCACTAGTAACTTCAATTCCGGTTACACCTTTAATGAAGTATGAAGGAATACCATCCACATACATTATAAATCTATTCGCTACTTTGGGTTCAAAGGCGGTGAAGAAGATTTCGTTTGGATTTAATACTGCCATGTTATATTATGTTTATCAGTTATAAATATCTATTAAGCTGGGAATGTAGCTCCTGTAGGTGTTAAATTGAAGTCTAAGTAGATGAATTCCGCAGTCTTGGTGGGCTGTAAGTAAATCTGACCTACTAACTGGTTTCTGTCGATTACGTCAGCTGTGTTGTTAGAGTCATCCATTACTACTTTGAAAGCATAAAGACCTTGACGTTGCTGTACTGAAGTCAAGTAAGGATTCACTTGAGATAAGAAGCTGTTTCTAGTTGCGATAGTGTTCTGTTCGAATACCAAGTTGTCAGCAATCTGAGAAATATAATCCTTAACTGTGATCAATAATCTTCTAACGTTTACCCGATCTAAAGCAGATGCTTTTTTCTGTAATGTCTTTTGTCCGAATACTACAACACCTTGGTTAGGGAAAGTAGCGATTGGGTTAACATTACCTTGGTATAAAGAATCTCTATCACCTTGAGTCAATTTTCTTTCTGCTCTTACTACTGTAGATAATCCGC